CAACAGCCAAAACGCCGCTTGACACCGAACTTACAGTCAAAGTCGTGGAACTGATGGAGCCGGTAAAAACAGCGGTAGAAGGGCTAGAAATTCTCCATGTGTATCGGTAAGCCCCGTCAACGATATATACGTTTATGCCGTTATCAGTAATGCCGACACGCCCTGTAGAAGTGTTTAAAACGCCCACAACGGCAGGCACAAGGTCTGATGTCAAAACGTAGACGTAAGGCCCACAGACAGCCATCATCTTAGTCCCGCCCGAAAGGGTACGCATCCCGCGAACCTCTTGAGTGTTGGGGAGAACGGCTTTAACAGTCAATCCAGGCGTGGGATAAAGAGCCACCACACCACGGTCGCCAGGCTGTTTTAAAGGGTCAATTTCAGGGAAAAAGTTAATACATTCCTGAGCATCTTGGTAAATGCTAGGAGCTTCATAACTGGGTCCGACAAAGCCAAAATCAGGCATTTTTTACCCTTTAAACAAAGCCACCGGTCAAAATCCAGCCTGCGTCCTTAGCCTTACTGTTCATCAAAGCGTCAGGATAACGAGCCACTTGCAACGGTGTCATGTTGGTGCGCTTGATGGTTGACTTTGCTTGTGCGGCGTACTGTTGAATCATGGCGATCTGAGTCTGATTCGCTTTGCCATATTGAGGCATTAGGCGTTCAGCCAAACACCAGCGCAGAGCCATTGTGTAGCCTTGTGGCAGGACAACAGGACTATTGATCGAGTCGTATCGGCTGAACAAAGTATTGGCAAACAAGTGCATTTCGCCCTGAGACGGGTTCGGCCACACAAATAAGTTGCCGGATTCCTCGCCAGGGTTAAAGTAAATCGCCTTTGGCCAAGGACCATTCAAAGTCTTGAGGCCGATTAATTCGTAGTCTTGCAAGGCAAGAATTGAGATCGGATAGTCCAAGCCGCCATTCAGGATGGGCTGACCGTTGGAGGTGGTGTTAATCCGCACAAACGCCGAGTCAATCCCCAATGGCTTTTGGTAGTAAGCCGTGATGGTGGTAGACGCTACGGTTTGATTGATGTTTAACAGGTAAGTACCGACTTCGTTGACGTTACCGCCAGCACCGGTCAAAAAGGCCGTAATCTTTGTCCCAGCGGTGATTCCAGTTCCACTCAGGGTTTGGCCTTGAGCGATAGCACCAGAATTGATGCCGGTCACGGTCAGGATATTTCCCGAGATTGAGCCGGTAAACGATGCTCCAATAAAGTTTTGGGTAGAAGGATTGGGGCCGATGGTGTACTGAGTCTGTCCAGAAATCACGGGAAAAATGATCTCCGTGACGTTGAACACCATCATGTTCTCATTTGACCATTGATCGATCATGTCGTTCAACATATCAAACGCATCCTGAGCTGCGTCAGGGGTTGGAGTCTCTCCGGCTTCAAGACCGCCGATGTCTTTTAAAGCGCGAGAAATCAAATCTATAGGCATTGTCATGTTTATGCGTTCCTTGCGTATTCGCCGTGATACAGATTTCTAGCTTCTTGCGCCACCAATTCAGCTAATTCAAAATCTTTAAAATACCCAATTTGCTTGTTTTTTCTGTTGATTTGGCACTTTACAACCCAACGATTTCTTGCAGAAACCCAAGTCACACCACGAGCACCAGATTTGTTGTTTTTTTGCAATTTGGTATTGCAATTGTTTTGTGATTTAGTTGCAGGGCGCAAATTCTCAATTTTGTTGTTGCTTGGATTACCATCAATGTGGTCAATGTATTGCGGCATGAAGCCATTGTGCCAACAAAAAACAAGCCTATGAATTAGGTAATTAGTGCCATCAATTCCAGTATGAAAATAGCCTTTTTCTTTATGACATCCAGCTTCTTGACCTACCTTAATTCTTTTCGCTTTAGAAATTTTCCAAAATAGCTTTCCATCACGATAATCAAAAAGTTCGTGTAAATATTCCTTAGAAAGCTGTTTTTTCATTGGAATCCTTAAATATTTGGCGTGAATACCTGTGGCATCCAAGGAGCAGGAACAGGGCTTTTTTGTGCTTTTAGCTGTTCTTCTAGCCTTGATTTTATGACACTCTGGCCGTCTTTGATAGAGGCTTCTTCAATCCAACCAGCCACCATTTCTTCGGTTACTTGATCAAAAGGCACAGCCCCCGCTTCGGGAAAAGACCAGTAACCCTCGGTGTCAACGGTCAAATCGCCGTCAATCACTGAGCAATGATATTTAGCCGATGTGATTGCTCCGTTATCGGCGTAAATGTCTAGGATTTTCCAGACGTAGTTCATTTTGGTGCTTTCAATGCGGCTACATCAGCTTGTAGCTGTGTGATTATGGCTTGTTGTTCTTGAATCAAAGCCACAAGATTAGCCATCACTTCAGAGCTTGATGGTTGAATTGTTTGATAAACAGGGTTGCCATCAGCGTCCACAGCATCTTTTTCACCGTGTCCTGAGTACTTGGCAACTTCCATGAATTCGTGGGCAATAAAGCCAACGCCTTCACCAGAGCCATCCCACCATTGCCACTTCTTAGGTTGCAACGCCATCACAAACTCTTTAGCGCCTGTCAGGGGCTGTTGGTCGTTCTTCAAACGGTAGTCAGAGGTCAGGTTGTACAGAACGCCTGTTGTTCCGTTTTGACTAATTGAGCCAACTGTTACTGAACTTCTTTGAAATGTTGTAAAGCCAAAGCCAGAACCAGCTGCGTTGTTATTTTGATAGATAACACCCGGATATTGGATTCCAGACATAGAAACACCAACACCACCTAAACTTGTAGCTCCTATACCCAAATTCCCACTAGCATCTAGTGTCATTGCTTGGGTAAGAGAGGCTGTTGCGCCAGCAGTGCCAGATGACCCAGATGTGTACCATCTAAATGCACCATTTAAAGTATTAAAAACAGTACCGTAACCGTTAGCTATATAAACATCGCTTCCACCAGAATTTCTATACAAGTTGTTTAATAAGTTAACTTCACCACCTGTAAAACTTTCTAAACAACCATAAGAACCAAATTGAATAGCTCTGGAGCTTGAATTCCAAGCACTAGGCGTAACACCCAACCCCAAATTTCCTGCTGTATCCAAACGCATCTTTTCAGCGCCGTTTGTGTAAAAGGTCAAAGGCAGATATGTGCCAGTACCGTTGATGCCAGACACTAGTTGGACATCTGTAGAGCCGTTAGTGGCGATTAAGATTTTGCTGGCGTTGGTAGGGTCAGCAGCGTTAGTTGCTTGCCAAGAAGCAGCCGTAGATGTGCCGTTAGGCAAAGCGTAGATGCCTGTAGAACCGTTGCTTGTCGTTGTCTGGAAAGCGGCTCGGTTTGTCAAAGTGGAGTTAGAAAAGTCACCCGCGATCTTTGCGCCTGCGCCAGAAAAAGTGACGTTTCCGGTTGCCGAAAGAGTCGTAAAAGCACCGGTGTTAGGCGTTCCGCTACCGATCGTGCCTGGCGCTGTGTAAGCACTAGAAGCCAGCATTGTGTTAGTGACGGTTCCGGTGTCGCCAGTAGTTACCAAAGTACCCGCAACAGCAGGGACGTTCAGGTTAAAAGTGGACGCTGTGTTAGGCCCGACCAAGTTAACTTGACCGCCTAGAGTTGCTTGGAATACTAAATTGCCCATGATTCTTCCTTATGGTGCGATGATTAACTGACTTACCGTTAAAGCCCCCGTAGACGGGTTAAATTTTAGCTTTGTCGATGATGTTTTGGCCGGTAAATTACCCGTTGTGGTAGTTACCCAAGTTGGATAAACAGTTGCGTTTGTGCTTGTATCGTCTGTAATTGCGATATTGGTTGCGTTGGTCGCCGTGGTCGCAGTCGTTGCCGAACCAGCAGAGCCGTCAATGTTTGTGCCCGTCAGAGTTTGACTTGCGCTTGATCTGTTTAAAGCAATTGCAGTCGTTCCGATGTAAAGGGTTGAATTACCCAAAACACCGCTAGGGATAGTCCCAGAAAGTTGTCCAGCAGGAACGCTTGTCAAACCAGCACCAGAGCCGCTGAACTGAGTAGCCGTTAAAACGCCCGTAGAGGGGTTAAATTGGTACTTGGTACTGCTGGTGTATTCAGTCGTCAAATTACCGCTTGTAGCCGCCGCAAACAGCGGATAACGGGTGGCATTTGTGGTTGTGTCGTCAGTAACTGTGGCGTAAGCGGTCGGCGTTGTCCAAGTAGGCAAACCAGAACCGCTAGAAGTCAAAACTTGACCGCTTGTTCCAGTTGAGCCGTTTACCGACAAAGTGGTGTTAAACCGCAATGTGTTAAATGTTCCATCAGCAGCAGTTGTGCCGCCAATGACCATGTTATTCATTGTTCCAGCCGTTGCTGGATTGATTGTTACTGTGCCTGTACCAGTAGGCGCAAGACTAATATTCTTGTTTGACGGGTTAACCGACAAGCCGCCATTAATAGTGATGTTTCCGCTACCGCCGCCATCCCAATTCAATAAAGATGTGCCACCAGATGTGCGTAAGTTTCCACCAAGAACTGATTGAGCGTAATAATCTTCTGAAACAAACTTTGTGTAAGCGGAAATTGTTGTGCCAGTAATGGTGTTTGCAGTTGTCCCACCAATCGCAGGAGGGCTAGACAAATCAAGCGCCCCACCCAAAGTCAAAGAACCAGAACTGGTCACGGTTCCCGACAAAGAAATACCCGAAACAGTCCCCGTACCGCTTACCGAAGTTACGGTTCCGGTTGTCGGAGTCGCCCAAGAAGGCACGCCAGCAGCCAAAGTCAATACTTGACCATTAGTTCCAACCGCCAACATTCCTGTCGCGCCGCTTGCTGTCTGGTAAGGGACTGTTCCCGCAGACCCTCCAGCCAAATTAGTTGCTGTTGTCGCCGTGGTTGCGGTAGTCGCTGTGGTTGCGGTTGCCGCATTGCCACCAATAGACAATCCGCTTGCAGTTCCCGTCAAACCTGTTCCAGCGCCGCTAAATTGGCTTGTGGCAGTAATGGTCGTGCCAGTTATCGCCCCCGCAGTCGTGCCGCCAATCGTTGCGCCATTAATCGTGCCACCAGTAATCGCCACCGAACTAGCGTTTTGGGTTGACATTGTTCCCAAACCAGAAACCTGAGTGTTGGAAATGGCGATATTGGTGTCTGAAAGCGCTGTTAATTGACCTTGCGCGTTGACGGTTGCCGTAAGAGTTTTAGACGCAGACCCGTAAGATGCCGCAGTCACCCCAGTATTTGTGATACTAAAAGTGTTGGCCGCTAAAGTTAGACCGGTTCCAGCATAGTAGGTTGCAGAGCCGGAGAACTGAACCCAAGGCATTGCGGTGACGCCGATGGTTCCAGTATCAGCCGCAGTACAAACCCAACCCGTGTCTAAGTTGGCCGAGCCATTCAGAGCGATTGTGTAAGCGCCAGGGACTTCAGCCCAGACATCCATGTCGGTTGATCGAGTCCAAGCACCTACGGCAGCGATATAAATACCGTTCTCAGCCGATGCGGTCTGATTCTTGACCAAAACCCTGTCACCAGCCAAAGTGGTGTAGGTATCAATTGTTTGCAGGCCAGACAGCGTGATGTTTGCCGTGGTCGCACATTTGACCGCTTGCTTTGCTTTTAAGCCTTGAGCGACAGAATCAACGTACTGTTTATTCGCAATGTCTGCGTTTGCGCTAGGAGTTGTTGAGACTTGCCCAGTTGTCGCAGAAACATTAGTGAAAACCCCAGTAGACGGGGTTATAGCGCCAATTGTGGTGCTGTTTATTGTGCTATTTGTGATGTTCAATCCCGATTGGGATGGATTCACAGTAGCGTAAAACGGCTGACCCTGACCGATGAATGTCTGAAACGTACCGTCTACGGCGAAATACGCCTGAACAGGCAGTAAGTTTTGGTCTTCAACTTTGGCGGGGTCAGCCATTTCACCCCCTTAAGATTGGTCAGCAGCAGGAGTTACATACAAGGTGGTTGTGTCAGTACCACCGCAAATCGCTGTCAAGTAATAAGGAGTTGTGGGTGTAGCCAAGATCAAAGGCGTAGTCATGCCACCAGGCAGAACGTAATCGCCATTTGTGCCATCAGAAGGGAAAGCAACGCCACCAGCAATAGTGGAAGTTGTACCCCATTTAATAGCGCAAGGCTTTGTGCCAACATTCAGAAAACTGGTGTAGTTGATCTGATCGTTGGTGTTATCGTCAATCAGAACGGCTGAGTGAGCCGTACTGGTCACAGCAAGGGCTACGGTAGCCCCTGCGTTGCGTTGAACGGTTGAGCCAGCCATGATTAAGCAGCGTTAACAGGTGCTGGGCCTTCAAGACGCACCACTTCGATCAAATATTGACCGGCAGTAGGAGTCACGGTGGAACCAGTAATGTTGCCAAATTGGATGGTCAAAACGTTAGCTGAGTTCACATCAGCTTCAACAGCCACGATACCAGTAGCTTGTGAACCAACCAAACCCCAGCAGTTCACGAAATCGCCAACTTGCAAGCCAGGAACGGTGAAGTTCTGGGCGGCTGTGGTGTTTGCTGAAACTGATGAAGGAGTCAGGGTGGGGGTGATGTAGAAAGTTTCGTGTGAGTTACCACGGGTGACGGTCGTTGACGACATGGTGATTCCTTTGCAAAGAACGGTTAGATTTTAACGCAATTCAAGAGGCAAACAAATCGCCCCCTGGTTGTTTTCTCAAAAATGTATGCAGATTGCCTTTGAAAACTTCATCGGCAGAATGGTGGTTAATGTTAAGGTCTGGGATTGTCCAAATCTCGCCACCGCAGTCAATCCAGTTTCGACTAAACGCATAGTCCTCGCCGTACCAAGTGCCCTTATGCGCCCCGTGGTTGAACAAGTCAACCGACAAGTTGTATTTAGGCCCGTAGCAAAGCTCAGGATAAGCAGTCATAAACTTGTTAACAGCGTCAGCGGTGATTTTCATAAATCCAGCAGGAATCCTGTCGGACTTAATACAACCGTCAGCCCTAACAACAGGGCGCATCTGACTATCACTAATCAGAGCGCCCATGTATTCTTCTTCGGCTTTTTTGAAGCGATAAGTACCCGCTACAACATCCCCTTCAGTCTGAATGAGAGTCAACAAGTCTTTGGGGTCCCAAGATACGTCATGGTCAAGGAACACAATGACATCAGCTCTAGCATCTAGGGCTTTTCTGAGCATTGTGGCTCTTGCCACGGATATATAAGGATTCCCGATCTCGTAAACCGCCCCTTCGTCCCATCCCGCTTCTTTGATTAGCGGGATTGAGTCCTCCAGCGACTTAAAGTAAGGCGCTAGAGGTGACTTTACGGTAGGTGTAGCGAATACAACCTTCAATTAAGCGCCGCCCTTCCAAAGGCCAAGACCTTGGAGAGTTGCGCCAACTTCTTGCAAGAACGCCAATTGAGTAGCGCCGAAAGCAGAAGAAGTAGCCAAAGCAGAAGTGGCTTGCACGCTAGAAGCACGCTGAGTCACGGGAGTCACGCCGTAGAAGCTAACAGGGCCACCGTTGGGGCTAATAGCCGTACCGTCTGTGCTGTCACCATCAATCAGATAGTGAGGGCTAGTGGTGCTTGCAGGACCGTTGTTTGTGTAGGTAATGGGAGACAAAGACATGATTTTTTTCCTTAAATGAATTTAATGACGAAGAGAGCCGAAGCCCTCTCCATTGTCAATTAGGCTGCAACTCGGCAAGCCAATTCAGGGTACAGAGGTGCCCAACCGTACAACACGTCCAAACGAGTTGGGATGCTGTCGTTGTTGATGGTGTACTGACGCACCACACGCATGGACAAACCAATTTCCTTGTCGCTTGCACGACCAGCAAAATGCACGCCTTCTGGCAATTCCAAATCGGCCACAGCCAAAGTGAAAGCGTTGCGGTGCATGATGATGTTCTGAGCAGACACAGTACCGGTGCTGTTGAACTGGGTCACAGTTGCATTGCTCACAGGCGATGGGATGCTCACGTTCTGGAATTGACCAGCGGTGATCACAGCAGGCGACACGGTAACGGCCACAGTAGAACCGGCGCTGATAGAAGCGGCAGTCTTAACCACGAAGTTACGCAGCTTGTTAGAGCCGTATGCTTGGCGGTTTTGTGGGTTGACAGCGTACACACCAGCGATAGTGAACACGTCACCAGCGTTCAGGTTCACGGTAGCAGTTGCAGCAGTAATGCTGACGGGGCTAGAAGAAGCCCAACCGCTAGACAAGAAACCAGTAGCTGCTGAAGTGCTGACAGTAGCAGTAGCGCCAGAACCGTTAGTACCGAAAGTTTGTGAAACCACGTTTTGGTCCAGTTTCCAGTTCATGCCGCCGCTGTCACGACCCATCAAGCCTTTGCGATATTGCTCGCCGATGGCTTCTTGGGGAACGAACAAACCTTTCAAGCTGTCAACAATAGTTGCAGATGTGAAGGGTTCAACGATACATGAACGACGACCGTCACGGGGTGCGCCTTCAGAATCAAGGTAAGCGCCGGCAGTCAAATAAGTGATCAAACCGGTGGGAGGTGTACCAGCAGTACCAACGATGTTGGCAGTTTGCAGGGTAGCCATAGCCAAGCCGTCACGGTCAATCTTGTTAGCGATTGCGGCGATAGCAGGCTTCAACACACGGTCAGAGAACATATCCAAAGACAGAGCCAAATCTTGTGTAGTGAATTGGGTGTCAACGTGGAATTGAGTGCTCAAGGTCACAGGCACGCTGGTTTCGTTGAAATCTTCAACATTCAAAGCGGGGCCAGTAGTACCAATGAAACGGCCAGGTTTACGGACGTTTACGGTGTTACCGATCTTCGCTCCCACGACTGCAAATTGGTCGTCATAATTGCGATCCACCTCGCTCGTAAATGTGAGTTCGTTCTCTAGCACCATAAGTGCTTCGTTTGTGATCTTACTAATCGTCAGTAAGGTATTGCTCATTTTTTAACTCCAAAAAGATTAGGTTTACCGAATCTTGCCAGCACGTCTCAGTTCTTTCCATTGCGCTGCTGTACCGTAGAAAACTCCATTGGAGTCCAAAGGCACATCAGGCTTGGCAGAACCTCCACGAATCGGCGTGATCGGCGTAGGTGCTTTACTCTTAACCACAGGCGCTTGGGCAGGAGTCTCGACCTTTTCAAGTCTTGCCTCCAACTTTCCTATCTCTCGCAAAGCCGCTTTCGGGGCCATACTAGCGATCTTTTTGGCATAGTCTTGGTTTTCAGCTAGGTGATAAAGAACTTGCGGTCCAACATCACTCTCCAGAATCGCATCACGAATGTCGTCATTCACGACCACATCACTTGACGCCACTATGTCATCAAAATCAGGCAACTCGGCTTTGGCTTTCTGAACCTTATCAGCCCATTGACTGATAATTTTCTGCTGCGCTTCCTGTTGCTTCATTTCAGCGATTCGCTTGTCAGCCGTGTACTCTGCGAGTGCTTTGGCATATTCAAACGCATCGCTAAACTGGCTAGGTTGCGGTTCTTGCTCAACAGATTCAGCTTTAGGCTTATTCTGTCCTTCAAGAGCCGCTAATCGTTCCTCTAATGCAGCCGCACGTTCGCGTTCGCGTTGCGCTTCTTTTCGCGCTTCCTCACGCTGTTTGGTTATCTCAGAAAAACGTAGCTTGAGTTTAGGATTTTGCTTTTGCTCTTCCTCTGGTTTTGCTTCGGCTTCTGCTTCAGGTTCACTCTGCTCCTCAACTTGTTCCGGCTCCGCTGGAGTTTCCTCTGCGGCCACGGGTTCAGTCGGTGATTCAGCTAAACCTAATCTGTTTGCATAAAATTCCGCTGCGTTTTCGCCCGTCAAAACTTGACTAGCTTGTTTTTCAGACATTACGTTGTCACTCCGAATTTGCCCTGTGTACCTCACAGGTAAGGTTTGTGGTTAATTTACCACGAATTCTTACGTTTAGATAGCCCTTTCGGTAGCCTCTGCGCTTGCTTCTCGCAT